CAAGGATTCAAAATCCTTGTAGGAGTACTGTATTGTAGTTTCTGTACTAACAGCTGATAATTTACCTTAGTGGACTAGCTTGTCACTTTTATTGGAGCTACGATATTTCTCCATAGAAGAGGCTTTCTAACATTAAGGTGTTTGAAGGTTATTATATAAATTATTAATACTACACTGCAAGGATTAACAACACATATTAGTATATATATTTGTTTATCACAACAGAATAGTGAATGCCCCTGCAATTGGGGTGCAAAAAATCGATGGTGAGTGTCTTATTTAGCAATATTTATGAAACGTAGAGACTTTTTTAATATTTTTCTAATCTACAAATCATACGTTGAATAAGACAAGCATACAACGTCAACAAACTTTTTATTATTGTATTGTTTGTTGTTTGTGCTTTTGCACACTATTCCCGGCGGGGAAGTTGGTCACGTCAACCAACATGGCATTAGGAGTTTTTATACAGAATTAGATCTGAGAGATACAATTCTGAGTCAACTCTGACCGCCCTTTCTGATAAGAAGAAGAATAGTCAAAGATTTAAGGCTAGGATGTGCGTAGTCGACATATGTACGTGTTGAAACTCAAATTCGCGACTGCTGAAACGCGCCCGAAAGTGGGCCACGACAGCTACAACGTTGAGGAGAGTGAATTCATGGCTATGTCTAATCCGACGTAACGTGAGCTCGAATGTTTGTAAGAGTGGGCTTAGACCTACAGCAAAACTATTGGTTCTTTACTGTATCGACTAGGATACGGAGGCCGGACAAGCCTACCTTTCTGAATCTTACGGTTTCTTACCGACGACATCCGTTTGGAGTTTTATTGGAGATTATTCCAATTCTTATCGAGAGAAAAGTTTCTAAATCTCTCAACCCTTGTCCGCACAGGACGTGATAATTATCATGAATTGCAACGAAAGAGAGTATGCAAAGGTAAAGAGTCCAACCTGTGCGAGGGACACCAGCGAGAGTGTTCCAGCGGCAATGCCGCAAAGCGAGAGAGATGGTGAGTTCGATATTTTTAGCGAACTACATAAATTTAGAGTAACTCTCGATACTAAGGTCGATGGCCTTCCAGCACTGGAAGCCCAAGGCCTTTTTGATGAACCTGTCCTCAAACTCCTGAGAGAAGTTAGGGACATGGTTGGGTCTGATGTGACCCTCGCGACGATAGTGCAGCAAATAATAGACGTTTTTATCTGTGTCACAAATCTGCACTCTTCCCAAGGCTACATGGGAGTTCTCTCATCAATTTATTTGATATGTAGTCATTTTGGCATTGGTCGAGCGAAAGTAATAGCTCCCATTGTCGCCTTCGCAAAGATTTATCTGTTTCCAGATATTTTGGATGACAACCGAGTAATGTCGTTTTTAGAGACGATTAATGTGTCAATCGAAGATATCTGTACCTACTATGACCAGATTAATGATTCACGTTCTAGTGATGAAGAATCTAGTCTTAGCGGCAGTATTGACAGCGAAGACGAATATAGTGACGAGGACTACAACCTCGCACACAGTGGTCTCCCCGAGGATATCACACTTGCAGGCATGATGAAACTCCGTAAAGTTTCTGGCTTGCATGCCCAGGCGTTCGAGAAAGTAAGCCTCGACGCCTTTATTGATGCGTTACGACAGCCTGAGAGATTTCTCGGCGAAGACAGTGTTGGAGGAAAAATTATAAGATTCCTCCGCGCTGCTATGGGTATTGGATTGATGACATCCATGTCTGGCGATTTTAATGTTGCCGGTGTTAAGATGTTTTCTCTCCGCCCAGATAAATACGCATCGGGTGCAAATTTTTTAAGCACCCTCGCAGAAGTATTGCAAAGCTTTGCGGACTATGGCTTTGCATGTATGTCGCAGGGAACAATGTTCCCGCGAAAAGAAATGGACCGCCTCGACGCGTTCGAATTAGAAGTACGAGAGATTAAAAGTCAATTAGCTCTCTTCGAACTTGGCTGTTTGGATAAAGCAGGCCAAACGCGTCATGGTTTTATGCTCCGTGTAGACCAATTGATAAAAGAATCGAAATACCTTTTAGGTATCGAAAAAGATAAATATACACGAGCCGGCTTATTAGTGTGTTACGAAGCCTTAATGAAAGTACACACAAAATGTATTGCCATTTATCGGGCATCCAAATTGAAATATACTCCTTTTGGTGTTACCATTTATGGCAATCCAGGCGTTGGGAAGTCCAGCATCACCGATATGATGATGGAGCTTTTCTTTACTTGGAAACAAGTAAAAGAAAATTGGTACCCAGACATGTCATGGCGAGAATTTTTTGTAGCCGTGAATCTTGATGATCCTTTTGGGTCGAATGAATTTCCATTCCATTTAATGGCTTTAGGAGATGATTTCATGAGTAAGCGCCCAGAAAAGTGCAGTTTAAACAACTTGCCTTTCAATTGGGTCATCAAGACATGTAACCCTATACCATCAACTATTTTAAAACCCGATGTTGATAGTAAGGGCGCCTGTATTTACCAGTATGAAATAGTAGTGATTACGGTAAATAAAAAAGATGCTTGGGCAGGTGAGTTTTGTACTGACGAGTTTGCATTCCACCGACGTCTAGGATTCGTTGTAACTGTCTCTGTTAAGAAGAGATTCAGAATTGATAACTCTAATGGTTTAGATTCTGATAAGACAGATGGTTCAGAGAATTACTGGAGGTTCGATGTTGAGTACGTCGTACAAGGCCCTGACGGTAGGACGCGTTGGTTACCCCATTACACCGACGAAGGATTCCCTGCAGTGGGAATCGATATTGAAGATTTCATGCGTATTTATCAACGTGAATGGAATCGATGGGACGACGCACAAAAAGAGTATTTGGCCCGAAAGAACACAGCCAAACCCATGAAATTATGTAAGTGTGGAATCCCTGAGCGTATATGTCGGTCATGCAAATATAATCAGTCCGTTGTTGATTATTGCATGAAAACCAATCGCACTATGCTCCCTACCCAAGTAAGAATAAAGCGGCGCGATAATTTAGCTGCCGCCCGGAAGCTCCTTCCAGATCACGTTTCTCCGCAACTGTCATTGTCGGAGAACCAAGACTTGTTATCCACTTTTTTAAAAGATGACACATCTGAGCTTCCACCCCAGGATGTTCCTCAACCATTAACGTTGAGGCAGACCCAGCGAAAGATAGACGAATTGTTATCTGGAGGTAAGTCTGAAATCCAAAAACCGGATGATTTAAATGCTGAGGCTATAATCGTCCCAGCTCACATTGCAAATGCAGTTTATGCGCAGTGTGAGGCAGGGGAAAACCCATCTCGGAGTGAGATAGAACAATTCCTATCTGACACTTATTCCGAATATGGTTGCCTGGAATGGATACAACAGGTAGCAGATCATCTCGTTGCTACTATAAGAGATGGCCCAGACGAATTGTTAAATCCCGCAGAACAGTTAATGGATATGTATGGTGATTTTAGTTACATATATCCTGATCGGGACGAAAATGTCTGGAAAAAGGTTGAAGTCGAGCAAAAAGAAAATTTTAAGTTCTCGACTAGAGACACTTCCACAAGCGTTTACTCAGATTATAGTGAGAGAACGGAAGATGTCTTGGACTTAAGGACGCCGTGGCAGCGTTTCAAGTCTAGGTGTAGCGGGTTTAGCAAAGACTTGTTTGTTAATCCCACAGATATCCACATCGAGTTCGATGTTTCTCAAGAGAAGACGTATTTTGAATCTCTTGATGAAACTATTCGACGTGGATCGGGCGATACTTGGCAGCAATGGTTCAAGTATCAATCGGCATGCTTCTGGAGTTTTGGGTTCTACCAGGAAAATAGCATCCGAGTACCCTGGTACATTAATATGTTACCAGATGTGTATAAAAATTTTAACCCAAACGTAGTCTACATATGTGCATTAACATCACAACAAATGCAATTAGATCACATGTGCGTTACAACTTTGTTCGTACTGCAAGTTCTGTCAATTTTATATTGGTGTATTTTTGGAAATAACCGATGGAAAATTTTGTTTTTTAATTCTATCGTTATTTTTTACATTTATTATATTGCTGAGAAATATTTTTATATTCGAAGCAGACATAATGCAGAACGAGGTGATAGCATATTGAAGAGATATGTATATAGTAGGCTTACGTCGGAGCAACGTGACAAATTGAAGCTGTTGAAATATGCTGGCTTAGCGCTGGCAGGAGCTTTTATTGGCTGCAAAATTTTTAATGCAGTCTCGTCACCGAAGAAGGTGCTCCCGGGGAAAGAGCCAAAGCAGGAACAGAAACAACCCGAAGCTTGTGAAGCTGAAGGCGCGACGTATTCGTTCGCAAATGTTAAACCTGTATGGGCTCAGGTGGAAGCGGTCAATGGTGAAGGCGTCACCACGACCAAATATACGACGGATCAGTTAATGTCCGTCGTTGCTAAAAACCAATGTGTGGCAACAATTTATAGTAAAGATGGACTTAGTTCATCTCGCTGTAACGCCATTATGATTGGTCATGGTATGGTTATATTCCCGTACCACATTTTACCTGACGAGTATGTGAAAATTACTTTACATGTTGGGAAAAGTGTGGCAGCAGGGAATTGTATCTCAGCGTATGTACATCGACAAGATGGGTACAATATGACTGAGAAAGACTTGAGTGTGCAACATATAGCACAAGTAGGGGATCGAAAAGTATTATTAAGATTTTTCCCCGAATGCACCCAAGTCGCCGACCATGTGTGTAAAACTGTGTTTAGGCGATTAAACACTGGTGAAGTAGAAGGCAACACGCACAATGTTCGCCTGAGACCAGATGATTTTACTTCCCAATATGGAAGTGAAGAGAAAAAGTTAATCAAGGGATATTTAGGTGATTATACCAGATTAACAGAAAAAGGATTGTGTGGGCAACTGTATATCGCTCATTCGAAACAACCTTTTATACACAGTATACACGTAGCAGGGAAAGATACGAGAGTAGGCTCAGTATCATTCCTCAAAGAAGATTTCAACCAGGCTTGTGAGTTTTTTAAAAACAAACCTGGCAAACTACTAATCGCAGAGAGTTCCGAGTTTTCCCCAAACAGAGATGGTTACTCCTTCGATCTTAAACCTACACCCTCCGAGAAGTCACCATTAAACTTCTTGGGTGCAAACACCACATTTGAATACTATGGTACCGTTGAAACTAGAGTACCACGATTTAAGTCTAAAGTTAAAAAGACTATCATATGTGATTCTGTTTGCACAGAATTTGACGTTGGTTTATGCGCCAAACCACCGCCAGATGTGCCAACTTGGCAACATCATCATGCGTGTATTGAAAACACGACAAAAACGAACGCAGGTTTTCCACAAAAATTTGTGGAGTTAGCAGCCGAAGATTATATGAAAAAGGTTGGACCAACGTTCGAGGTGCAAAATAGGGGCAGGATAAAGCCTCTGACACTGGAAGAATGTGTCAATGGTGTTCCGGGTGTGCGTGGCTTAGAGCCTATGAACCGGAAGACCTCCGCTGGATACCCATACTTCAAACCGAAGAATAAGCTTTGTGAGATTGTTGATGATAAAATGTATTTAACCGAAAAACAAATACAATCATACGAGCTTAGTTTGGAGCAATGGAAGAAGGGTGTGCGTACTTACGAAGTGTTCAGTCAATCTTTAAAGGATGAGGCTGTCAAATTAACAAAAGAAGTTACGCGCACTTTTCAATGTTCAAACCTCAATTTAACGCTAGGATTGCGAATGTTTTATGGACCAATCTTAGCATCTCTTCTGACCAACCCAGCTCTATACGAGACTGCTATAGGAGTAAATGCAGAAAGCCACGAGTGGGAAGCATTAATTAAAGCAACTTGTAAATATGGAGAGGACAGGATCATTGCTGGTGATTATAAAAACTATGACCAACGCATGAGTTCACAAGTCACGATGGCATCAATGTGGATTCTAATAGAGTTGGCCAAGTTAGCAGACTTTGATCAAGAGACATTAGAGGTAATGAACACTCTAGCGAGTGAGGTGATGTTCCCAGTAATTTATATGAATGGAGACTTGTTCAAATTATTAAATACAACTCCATCGGGACACTCCCTCACAACAATAACAAATTGCGAGGATAACGCAATTTATTTACGCATGGCTTACTACGCATTGGCCATGCAGCGGAAACTGAAACACATTCCCTTGTACCACAATGTTTCCGCACTCAGTACTTATGGAGATGACAATTTTATGTCAGTCCGTAAAAATTTTGAGTGGTACAATCACACAGCTATAGCTAAGTTCTTTAAGGAGTTTGACGTTGTATATACTATGGCCATAAAAGACCAAGAGTCAGTTCCTTTCATTTCGATAAGCGATCTCCAGTTTTTAAAGAGAGATGTGTTTAAAGATAAAGAACTTAATGCGTACTTAGCACCCCTTGATGAGAAATCAATTTTTAAGAGCTTGCAGTTTGTCTGTGATACAGAATTTACTCCAGAACAATCAGCAGCTACTAATATCGATAATGCGATATCCGCATATTTTCAGCACGGCCGAGAAAAATT